AGGGGACATCCTTTAGCTGCTTGGCGTAGGACTCTGCCTCGGCAAGTGCTATTGTCTGTCTTTCCGCAATCTGCTTTTGAGTTTGGCTCTTTAGCTCTTTTGCAAAGGTAAAAGGATTTTTAACAGTTTCAACATCTTTCTTAGTCTTTTCAATTATTTCTATAGCATCTATAGCATCAGACTTTAAAAGAGCTGTGGCGTAATAATCTCCGTCACCTAAGTTATACTTTTCGCGAATGGCCTCCTCAATGGTGGATTGGCCTAAACGCTTGAATTTGTCTGGATTCTTTACCGCCTCGGCAATTACAAGGGCCTTGAGTGGATCTTCCATCAAAGAGTCCGGTGTAGAAGAAACGATTTGATTGGCAATAGAGGTATTGATACCCTTCTTACCAAACGCAACCATTGTTTTAGCCTCCTCAATTCCAGCAAATGGGTCGTCCGCATCCTGAAGCAAAGAAAGACCTTCGTTAATTTCAGCCTCCTTGCTTTCAATGTACGCGGCGCGTTCCTTATAGCTTCTTAACTCTTCAAATTCACTTTTAAATGCGTCCTCATTTTCATAGCCATAAGCGGCAAACCATGGCATATCCGCCTGGTTCACTTGTTCGTTTACCTGTTCGTTAACTTGTTCGTTAACTTGTTCGTTTTGATTTTCTAATTCGTTGTTTTCCATATGTTTTATACTCTACCTGTGATTTCATTTCCGTATTGTGCCTCAAGGGTTGCCTCAAGATTTATTTCTTCCAGAGCCTGCTTGCCCTTGAGCAATTGAACTTGATAGTTAGCGTCAGCCTTAATCTTAGCAAGCTGTTGTTCCTTCATCATTTCCATGTTAGCCATCTCGCGCTGTTTCATGATTTCAATCTGAGCAAGCTGCATTGCTGTTTGACGTTTAGCCTCCTCAGCCATCATCGCTGACTGCTGTTGACCTTGAATTGTCTGCTGCATCATCATTTGTGAGAACTCCTCCTCACGAACACGCGCATTATTTTCTTCCATTGCCATAAACCAAATAGCCTCGTCAACATCTCCGTTTTTCAAAAGCTGGGCAACACGCTCTACACCAGAAGGGCGAAGAATTGTATATCCATCTTTAGTTGGGATTTGAGCCATTTGAACAGCACGTTGGAGGATCATGCTCTTCTCCTTTTCATTAGGAAGAACCTTGCATGATATTGCAAGTTGGTCTAATGACAATCCCTCGATTTCGTCAAGAGCGCTTACCATGTTCTCACCTATAATACTTTCGTAAAACTCTTTAATCTTAGGATCAAACTCAATGTCTATACGAGCCTGGTGGATCAACCTTTCACCAAGCTTTTGTTTAAATTGACGCTCAGATTCGCGAAGTGGCCAGTTAGCATGATTTCCTGCAACATAATCTGCCTCCATTACTCCCACCAAACGCTCTGCTGATTGATCAGGACTTGCAGCCATGGCGTCAGGAATACCCATCGTATCCTTGATCATCATCTGCAAGTTAGCAATCTGCTGAATCCACTCGGTTCCCTGTGGGCCTAGACCGTTGTCCATCTCGGTAAGTGGCTGAGAAACGTATTTACCTGTTGCCGCGTTGAACTTAGTGGCAACAACCTGAATACCATTCTGACGATGTACGTGTACAAGGTCAAACAGATCGTACTCTACCCCGCCAATTTTGATGTTAGCAGCCTCGCCCACATCAATTCGGTATCCCTTTGGAGCAGCAGCCCATACAGCTGCGCGAAGTTTTAGGATTGCAAACATCAAGTCATCAAGCAATCCCTTCACGCTACGTGTAGGAGACTGTCCGTTGATTCGGTGAATTACATATGAACTCATTGGAGAAAGACCCTTCTGCATCTGGTTGGGCTTCTTTTTCCACTCATAGATTCGGTCAAGACCTGTTCCCGAAATGATGTATGAACCCTCGTACCAATAGTTGCAAGCAACCTCTTCATATGTATCGTTCGGGTTCTTTTTCTTGTCCTCTACCGGCTTATTATTGCGAAGGAACGAAGTATATCCCTGCTTGTTTGTTCTTTCTACATATTGCTTAGAGTCTGTAGAAAGGTATTCAAACTTTAATACGTAAACCTTGAAGTCCATCCACACCCAACGGTTTGTGGTTTGGTCCTTGCGTTCAAAAGCCCAAACAGGTATCATTGAGGCGTCTGTCTGATACGGAACGTATGACTTAGCCATCGCTTGAATCTGTTTCTCATCAAACCCCGCCTCAATTAACTTAGGGTATATTGACTGGACAGTTTCAATCTCAATATGACCGATTGCAACAGGCTCATCCTGGTTGTCTTCGTTCCAAAGCATGACAAGGCGAGCTGGATCAATATACTTAAATTTCACCTGACCTGTAATCGGATCATTATACACTTTCGCTGCTCTAAAATGGTAATCAATAGCATCACGATTTATCTCGTTACGCATTGAACTCCAGTTAGATGATCGAAATCCTGCTTCTGCCAACTTTTCTAGTGCAACCTCGTATCGAGACTTAAAAAAACCCATTTTATCAGCAACTTCAAGCATTTGCTTGTCCGCTGGGATAAACGGAACATTGAACTCTGGAAGTCCAAGCTCCTTCACCATAGGATTCATAATTTTTGACTTGATATAAGTCTCAAACTTTTTTCGCTGCTTATTGGTGATTATGTTTTTATCTAAAGATGTACATTCTAGCTTGTAATCATTATCAGAAAGAACAGATAGAAGAACATTACTTAATTTTTTCATTGGAGAGAAAATGTCGTAGCTAATGTTAGCCATCGCCTTTCTCTGAGCTTTAGTCATACCTTTTGTTGACGGAGCGCTTTCAGCCCCTCCAGTTGACTTGTTTCCTATTGGAGAACCATTTGAAAACCAATTCTTATACTTCTCATTATTCTGCATTCCAGCCCCATAGTTACGGGTGTCCTGCATTTCTGATAACTGATTGAAAGAAAAATATGCGCCACCCGAACAATATCGAGAGTATAAAGCCCTTCCACATCTTAAACCAAAGTCAGGCTTCAGTTTATCTACTTCAGGAATATTGTCGTCGGGGAACAAAACCCCGCCAGCCAGTTGAGGCAGTATCATATCTTACAAATTTAAGTAAACAACCACAAATGTATAAAAAAATCTCATAAATAACTGAAAACAATCAATCTATTTCAAAAAACGAAAACCCTCCATGAACCTCTATTGGCTGGTAAGCCTCCTTGTAAAGGTCTGGCATTCGGCTTTTTATGGCCCTCATGCACCATCCTGTAGCCGCACACAAGTCATGGTTTGTCAAGTCATCAATACCCCTCATCTGACTCCATTCCTCTACTATCTCCCATATTTTCACATACTTGACGTTGTTGTTAAAGAAGGTCATGATGTCCCCAGCCATCTCGTTCTTTTCTGCTTCCCCCGCCCATACACCTGGTCTTGAATCTTGCTTTCCGTCCGAGCCAACGTCCTTCAGTAGATATCCATCAAATCCGTTGTCCCTAAAGTATTCGACAAGGGCCTCTCCGTCGGGCCATTCTGGGTAGACGTATGCACCAAGGAATACAGCGGCCTTCAACCACTCCTCGTGGTACTCGGCCTTGTCCTCTGTTTGGCGGTTGTAAATCAATACCCAGTCGTTGCTTACCCACTCGCTTCTAGGCTTAGTATCGGGATCTACCTGACTATCCCTTTTGTAGAACACAGCGGCAGCCGCGTTTGACTTCTTTTTGCCTACAGTGTTTCGCTTATGGAACTTTACCGGGTCACAGCAAAGGAAGAACTTATTCATGACTGACGGATCAGGGGCGTAAATCAAACCTCTATCCTTTGGAGGAATATAACCCTCTTCTGCTGTAACTACAGTCTTCCTGTTACGCATTTCGTTTGGTGGAAGGTAACTCATGGTCCAACTTCCTCTTGGATCGTTTTCTACGTAAACCTCACTTCCAAACTTGTCCCCTGCCCATTTAAAATTAATCTTTGTAGTAATAGGGGTGCGAGAAAACTTGAGTTCAGATATACGGTCACGCATTTTCTCGATAGGCATACCCATGTCCTTTGGAATTACTGCGAACGCCTGCTTCCAACTCATTGGGAAGTTCTGCTGTAACTTGATAAGCTTCTGCCATTCACGTTTGCGCTCGAAGTAGTCTGCCTGGTTTAACAGATACGACTTGGCTCCCTTGGTTATCCACTTACCCTCGTTGGACATTACAGGCTCCTTGGGGTCGTCAATAATACTTGCACCGTACTCGTCTATGTATCCCTCTACCGCGTAGTAACCGGGAAGGAAGAAGTTGATAAGCCCAGAAGGAGTTGTTCCATTCTCATTGCGGTCTGAGAAGTGTGAGTCGTTGGCAATGTCAAAGAACTGCGCTCCACCCCCTGTGTCCATGTCGCCTACTGTAGACGGCATGATACAGAACCCTCGGATGTTCTCCCCGCGCTCGATGGCGGGTTTCATCGTGTTGTACCACCACGTCGGGATGTTTTGGTCAGCCGCCTTCGCGTCCGTTTTCTTCGCCGGTTCGTCACGGTAAACAAAAGCGATTTCCGCTTCCCCATCCGCTGCTTTTTCCGTCGACGGGAGCGGCGTGATGAAACACTCCATTTGTTCTGGCACGATTCCCGCCCTTGCTGCTGATGCGATTGCTCCTTCATATTGAAAACGCAAACCCTCCTTTGCCTCTATCCGTCCCCTGTAATAGGGCCGGAAGAAGAAAGGAAGTTTGCTTACAGGTGTTTGAATTTGCTTGATGAATATCTTGTTGACCGCCTGATCCTCATTCATCGCCTGGATGATGAAGGTTTGGTCGGGCATGTTGAGTGTTCCCCACGTACAGAAGCAACAAGCAATAGCTGTTTTGGCGATACGGCGCCCGGAAACGAAGTTAATCCCATGCACCGTCCGCTTCCCCTTCTTTACCGTTATGTTGACGTTCGGTTCCATAAAATACTCTACACCCATCTCGTTCATTTCGTCAACCACATTCTTGACGTCTTGGTTTGAGTATTTTGTTTTTACCGTTCCTTCCTCCCGATATATTATCTTGTGCTTGTAAAAAGCATCTTCTGTAGAGTAGGCGTACATGAACAAATGGAACATCTTACGCTGGTAGTCCCTGTAGTCGGGCCTGTTGTTGTTCTTTCCAAAGTTCTTTACTGTCCAGAAGTTTAAGAAGAAGTAATTTGCTCCGTTGATGTAGGTAGGTTTCCCTTTAATGAAACACCAGTACCCAACGTATCTACGCTTGATTTGGAGCTTGATCCATTCAATCTCCATGGCGTAGTACTTCTGGTTTGACTCAATCTCTTCGTAAATATCCTCCAACCTTACGTCACCAACTTCCTTGTACTTGGACTTGTTAGTTGCGTGTTTCTTGTTGAATACAACCTCGTAAATCAAACGTATTTTTTCAGGGGTTTCCTGATAGGTAAACTTTTGGTCCTTTGGAGCAAGGCCATAACCATCTACATACGTGAGAGCCTCCTCTCTTGTTACCTCTCGCCTCAAGTGATGGGAATACCACTCTTCAAGGCGCGGGAGAGGGATTCGGATCGTGTCCAACTCATCGTCGTCCTCATGGAACGAAACAAACTTATCCTCCTCCTCGTATTCGTAAATCATGGTATAACCTCCGGGAATATTTCTTTCTTTTCACGCCATACTCTAGCGTAGTGTTCGGGTTGTATCCCTAAGTTCTCCGCCCGAACTGAGAATGTAATTGCCTTCTGTAATGTAATGCTTACCTCGTCATTCATTATCCGACTACGCGCATCTACAAGGGTCTGACGCCAACTCTCAAGACCTGCTTGGAAGTTTTTGTCATCATTGGATCTGTCGACAGGTTGTGTCAACAAGGCCCTCTGAAGTGCCGCGATTCGGATGTCTGCCGTACTCATAATCGAATAGTCTTCCGAGCATTGCAGGCGCGTGAACGTGATGTACCGCTCCACCGCCCAGTCTACATTCATCATGCAGAGCTGAGCGTACCCGTCCTCCGAATCCGTGTCATCAACCATGATATTCAGTTTGTTCAAAGTATATCGCTTGCGCTGGTTGATGTCCGGATACGCATCTTTTACAGGTGTACCTGGAGCGAACATATATATGAGATATCGAACAACCTTGTCGGCGCTAACCCCCTCAGGAAGGTCGTCAGACCTATCGAGAATATGGGCTTGACTAGCCAGGTCCGAGAAACGATATATTACCGCCTCGTCATCCGGGGTGCCTTCAATATTGTAAGATATTTTACTAAAGTCTAGTTTTATCATTCTTCAATTGCGAGTATTACGCGGGACTGGAATTTAACCAAATCAGTTGTGTTTGCAAGTGTTGAGTCCAGCTTAATGGCAAAAACATCTTTTAAACATACGACGTCTCCTTTTTTAACTTCGGTGTTTGTCCAAAATTGACCGTCCCTGTACTTTGGAGTTCTAGACGGAACAACCTCAACCATTACTCTTGCAACTTTTGATTCGGGTAAAAACAAAGATCCATAGGTCCTATCGTTTGCAAGTCTTTTCCCGATTATGTAACCATTCAAACTAAATATCTCATCCCCTCTTTTAGCTGCAAATATCGACCTAGCAGGTATTAACAGGTAGGTCTTGTCCCCTATTATGATTCCACCTTGTTTTTCCTCAAGCCTCTCTCTGGAGTAAGATGAATCAAACCAAACCTCATCGCCAACAACGCCATCAAACTCACAGTTAAAGTCCCATCCTCCGTCACCAAGTTCTCGTTCGGGTAACTTTACTATCTTACCTCTACGAACAGCCTGTTTTGCCTCATGGTCAATTTTGTTTGGGTCAGCCTCTTTCTTCTGAGAAACCATCATCTTCATGTATTCCTTCTTGGCATTTTGGTCCTTATAGTTTGACTTTTTCAATGCCTCAAGAGTAGATATAAGCTCGTTTGGAGCGAAATCTTCAATATGGTTTTTTACACTTGTAACTATTTTCAATTTACCGCCGTTGAAGCTTATCTCGTCCTCAACCATGCTATGTATCTCGACTAAACACTCTCCGTTCAAAAGTCTCAGTCTATCTATTTCAACATCTTCAAAGTTCATTAGAGTATCTTTTTGTAAATTTCAAACAGATTCTTTTGTGTCTCAAAATTCTTTTTTCCAACCGGCATACGTCTTTTTATTTTATTCACGCCCCGGCGCAGGGATGAGTACGTTCCAAACAGGTTTATGGCGTCCCAATTACTCATCAGCTTCTCTACATCCTTCATGTCTGTATTCTCACGCTCGATGTAGTATTTGTACACCTCTATAATCCTGTGGTAATTATTTTTTGTTTTTGTCCTTATCATAGTGTTCCTTCAGTTTTTGGAAATACATCGAACGCTTGATGCGGGTCTCAACCTGTGTCTTTCCTATTTCTTCTAACGTGTTCTTATATCTCACGATTGCCTTCTCCACCTGGTCCAAGTCTTCCGACGTAATGTGTGGATCGCAGTAAAGCAGTTTTCTCCGCGCAGATGTGGCCATTGGCGTGAAGATCTTCATCACCTCGTAAATCTCTATCTTGTCGTCAATCATCTGATTAACAATAGAGATGGCTCGTTTCCAGTTATCTATCTTATTCATACAAAAATGCGATGTGGCGTTCATGCACAGAGTAGGTTTCCGTGTCTTGTAGTTCAACCTTTTCAATCTTACCTATAACGCAAGCTTTTTGGCCGACCTCTAGGTCAACCCCGTTTCCTACCGCCGTTATGGTTACATCTATTTGCTTTGGCTGCCTTTTGTCAATGGTTACAAAGACACGCCCGTCTGGTGGTCTCAATTTCGTCATGCTGCAAATATACTCAAAAACAACATAGTGTCAAATTATTGCTTGGAAATAGTACTAAACAACGTAGATTTGCAATATGTTTATCCTCTCAATTACTTTAACTGTTGTATCTATCTATCTAATGATCAAGAACTCT